TAATGAAGAAGAAAAAGCAAAACTCATTCAACTAGTGAATGAAGGTTGTCTAGTTCTACAAGAATGTGAAGACCTCAAAGGTGGATTACGTGATACTGTAAGAGCAATTGCTGAAGAAATCGATGTCAAACCAGCAGTTTTAAACAAAGCAATCTCTGTGGCACACAAGGCAAAACTTGCCGAAACTCGCCAAGACTTTGAAGATATGGAAACTATCTTAGAAACAGTTGGTCGTACTCTTTGAGTTATGTAGATGCATTCTACAACAAAGACAAAGATATTGTTCAAGTTGTAGAAAGAAGTAAAGGTAAACGAGTTTACAATGATTATCCAGCGTGGCGTACTTTCTATGTGAAAGACCCACGCGGTGACCATGTAAGTATTCATGGTGACAAAGTTCGTCAAATCAAATGTAAACGTCTCAAAGACCTCCATAAAGAACGAAAGATAAACACAGGCAAGACATTTTACGAAAGTGATATGAAGCCTGAAGTTAAGTGTTTGAGTGAGAATTATAATGGTCTTGATTCGCCTACTCTAAATACTGCCTTTTTCGATATCGAAACAGACTTCGATGCAAATCGGGGATTTGCTGACCCTAGTGACCCATTCATGCCAATCACAGCAATCACAGTACATCTTCAATGGTTAGACTTGCTTGTGACTCTTGCTATCCCACCCAAGTCGATGAGAAGTGGTGAAGGTCTTGAAGAAGCCCAACGTATTTGTGAGCAATTTGATAACACTCAACTATACCTAAGTGAAGCAGATATGCTGAATGATTTCATGGATGTCATTGAAGATGCAGATGTGTTAACTGGTTGGAACTCTGAAGGTTATGATATTCCCTATACTGTTAATAGAATAACTGAGGTATTAAGTAAGTCGCATACACGCAAGATGTGTCTTTGGGATTTATTTCCTCAGAAACGTAAGATAGTAAAATATGGTAAAGAACAAGAAACGTTTGACTTGTTCGGAAGAATTCACTTAGACTACTTAGAACTATATCGTAAGTATACTTACCACGAAATGCATTCCTACTCACTTGATACTATTGGTGAACACGAAGTTGGTGAAAAGAAAACTGCCTATGAAGGCACATTAGACCAATTATATAACAATGACTTTTATAAATTTGTAGAATACAACAGACAAGACGTTGCACTACTTGATAAGATTGATAAGAAATTAAGATTTATTGAACTAGCAAATGAAATTGCCCACGATAACACTGTTAATATCAAAACAACAATGGGCGCAGTTGCAGTTACAGAACAAGCAATCATTAACGAAGCACACAGACGTGGTATGGTTGTTCCTGACAGAAAGAGACGTGAATGGTCAGATGATGATGTTGATTTGAGTGACGAAGAATTACATGACTTAGAAATGCAGAAGGCCGCTGGTGCTTTTGTGGCAGTTCCCAAGAAAGGTTTACAGAAGTGGGTAGCAGGTATTGATATCAACTCTCTTTATCCTTCAGTTATTCGTGCAATGAATATGTCACCAGAAACTATTGCTGGACAACTAAGACCAGACTTTACAAATAAACTTATTGGTGATAGAATATCAGAGGGCAGAAAGACTGGTGCTAAAACATACGGTTCATCTCAAGCATGGGACGAAACGTTTAGTTCAGAAGAATTTCGTTTAGTTAATGAGAAAGACAAAGCAAGTAATATTACTTTAGTCTTAGAAGATGCACCATGGGAAGAAAACAAAACAACACAAGCACTATCAGGCGCAGAAGCATATGATTTAATATACAATAGTGAATTGAACTGGACTCTTACAGCCAATGGTACTATTTTCAAGCAAGACGTTCAAGGTATTATTCCAAGTTTATTAGAACGGTGGTATGCAGAACGACAAGTGATGCAACAGAACAAGAAAAAGGCAATTGAAGCCGGTGATAAAGAAGAAATAGCATTCTGGGATAAACGACAACTTGTTAAGAAGATTAACTTGAACTCATTATATGGTGCGATTTTGAACCAAGGTTGTCGATTCTATGATAAACGTATTGGTCAGAGTACAACTCTAACAGGTCGTTGCATTACTCGACATATGGGTGCTAAGACAAATGAAGTTATTGCAGGTGCATATGATTACAAAGGTCCAGCAGTTATCTACGGTGACACAGACTCCATTTACTATTCAATGTATCCTGTTTACAAACAAGAGATTGATGATGGAACTATTGAGTGGGATAAAGATAAAGTGTTATCTTTGTATGACGAGGTAGCGAATCAAGTGAACGAAAGTTTTCCAGATTTTATGAAAACATTCTTTAATGTTCCTAGAAAAGAAGGTGAGATTATTGTTGCTGGTCGTGAGAACTGTGCGACACAAGGTATCTTTATTAAAAAGAAACGATACGCAATGCTCATCTATGATGATGACGGTGAACGCAGAGATGTTGATGGTAAGCCAGGAAAGATTAAAGCAATGGGTCTTGACCTAAAACGTTCTGATACTCCTGGATATATGCAAAACTTTCTCAGTGAAGTACTATTGAAAGTGTTGACTGATGGTAGCAGAGAAGACGTTATTGAGATGGTTAAAGAGTTTAAGAAAGAGTTTAGAGCAAAGCCTGGTTGGGAAAAAGGTTCTCAGTCCCGTGTGAATAATTTGACTTCATACAAGAACAGAGTGAATGCCGCCAAGAAGGCAATGGCAAGAGATTTGAATAACGGCGGTGATAAATCTAAAAGAGATAAAGTGCATCTTCCTGGACACGTATCTGCCGCACTAAACTGGAATATGTTGCGAGAACTTAATCAAGACCGATATGCAGTAGAAATTGTAGATGGTATGAAATGTATTATATGTAAACTAAAGCCAAATACATTTAAGTTGAAAAGTGTTGCATATCCTGTAGATGCTACAAAAATACCACAATGGTTCCAAGATTTGCCATTTGACCATGAGTTAATGGAACAGACTATTGTTGATAAGAAACTAGATAACCTAATTGGAGTACTAAATTGGGATATGAGTGATGCAAATGCATCAGAAACATTTGATAATCTATTCGATTTATAGGTTGACAAATGGTTCTAAATTGTGTTATAATAAATTAATATTAATCAAAAGGAGCAAAAATGCGTGATATTTTAAAAGATATTGTGAAGCACACACATTCGCTAGGTATTATCCAAGCGGCTAAAGTGACAACAGATAAAGAGGGGACTACAATCGATGCGATGGACGAAGACCGTACTGTTGTATTAAGTGGCAAATTACACACGCCAGTTCCTGAATTCGAAGGAAAGTTTGGTCTAGGTAGACTAGGCGTTCTTAGTGGTCTTCTTAGTTATACTAGTGAAGATAAAGAAGGCAATGCAATTGAGTCAGATGTTAAAGTAGGCACAGAAACACGTAATGGTGCAGACGTTACTACCGAACTTAACTTCTCAATGCCAGGTGGGTTTGATAGTTCATATCGAGTAATCGTAAGTGAATTAGTAGATGCCCAAATTAAAACTGCAACTTTCAGAGGTGCGGCATGGAATGTAGAAATTATGCCATCACAAAAAGCAATCAAAGACTTACAATACTTTGCAGGTATTCTAGGTGCATTTGACCCATTGCTTACTGCAAGAACAGTTGATGGTAACTTAGTATTCTATATTGGTGATAGTTCAACAGATAAAGTAGAACTTCCATTTGCATCAAATGTTGAAGGCGAATTAAAGACTGGGTGGAGTTTTCCATTATCAACAGTTCTAACTATTCTTAGACTAAGTGACACAAGTACCATGAATATGAAACTCTCTGACCAAGGTGCTATGATGATTTCAGTTGATAGTGGTCTAGGTTTATATGAATATATTTTACCTGCAAAAGCCGGTAACTAATAATATAAATACATCTGAGAGAGGTCTTATATAGGAGTTAATGGATATGACTACACCAATACGACCAGACGTAGACGAGAAGAAACGTACACGCCTCATCTATCTTAAGAAACAACACAGAGATTTAGACAACGGAATCATTACTGCATTTAAGATGCATACGGAAGATGGAGTTGTTTCTAAATTGAAATTAAAGAAACTACATCTAAAAGAAGAGATTGTAAAATTAGAAGCAGAGTTACAGAGTTAGAAAACAACTTGTGACTATTATAAAACCAACCCCAAAAACTATTCAAAACTTGATTAGAGTTATTCCAGACCATCCTAGGCCTGGAGTACTCTATCAGGATATGGCAAGTATCTTTAATGCACCTAAAGGCTTAAAGAATGTAATGTCATTGTTTGATGATTATCTTTTAGCAAAAGGTAAAGTAGAATTTGATAAAATAGTTGGTTTAGATGCTCGTGGATTTCCAATGGCAGGTGCTTTGAGTTCTCAAACTGGTATACCATTCTCAATGGCTAGAAAGAAAGGTAAACTACCAGGAGAAACAATCTTTACTGAATATGAATTAGAATATGGAACTGATGAATTGCATTTACAAATAGATGCAATACAAAAAGATGATAAAGTTCTGATTATTGATGATGTTATAGCAACAGGCGGAACACTTGAGGCTGCCATTGAGTTGATAGAAAGATGTGAAGCAAACGTTTCATGTATATTAAGTATAATGGAACTTGAGTTTTTAGGTGGCGGTGCTAAATTACGTGATGCTGGTTATGACGTATATTCTATCTTACAAGAAAAGTGAAGAAGCCAGACTTAGTAGCAGATAATCCTGGATTATCTCCTTATCCTACAAATGTAGGAGCACCAGCATTTACAGTTCCTGCCGTATTATCTAAGAAAAGAGAACGAGGAGCAAATGCTCGGGCACAACTTACTTCTAAATTTGAAGAACTCAAAGAAGAATACTTTAGATTAGCCAAACTAACAGAAGATACTGAAATGGTGTATAATGCCACATGTAATATCAATCCTGTAGTAGGCAGAATATATCATCTTTACAAAGGTAATAATGGGCTGTTTTTAAGTATGATAGAACCAGAGCGTTGGAATATGCCATGTTTTGGCAGTTTTAAATTGACTTCTGAGCATACTTGGGAAAGACAATAGAATAAAACCACTTGACTTTTGGTCTATTATTTTGTATAATAGTAGATAACTATTAACTTTTATTAAGGATTCGAATGAACAACTATATTTTTACAAGCGAGAGTGTAAGCGACGGTCATCCAGATAAAGTTTCTGACCAGATTAGTGATAGAATGGTAGATGCTGGACTAAAAAATGGTGATGAAACTACAAGGATTGCAGTCGAAACACTTGTAACTACTAACCACGTAACGTTAGCGGGTGAAGTAAAGAACTTTAATGTTAGTAAGGACGATGTAGAAGAAATTGTCCGCTATACAGTTAAAGAAATTGGATATGAACAAGAAGGCTTTCATTGGGAAAGACTAAAAGTCTATAATGAAATACATTCACAATCAGGCGATATCGCACTAGGAACCGATGATTTCGGCGCTGGAGACCAAGGATTAATGTTTGGTTATGCAACTAATGAAAACAATGCAATGCTACCAGCACCTATATATTACGCACACGAGATACTTAAAGACCTCAAAGAGAAACGAAATACTGCTTATAAATTTCTATTACCAGATGCGAAATCACAAGTAAGTTTACAATATGAAGGTGGTAAAGTAAAACGTGCTGACCAGATTGTTGTAAGTACACAGCATACCGAGGGTTCTGAACAACTTCTTAAAAGTACAGTTGGTGAAGCAGTTAATAATGTAATGGGAGATTTAATTGATGAAAACACTACATGGCATATTAATCCTACAGGCAAGTTTGTCATTGGTGGTCCTGATGGCGACACAGGACTTACCGGGCGTAAGATTATCGTTGATACTTATGGTGGCTATGCTCCCCATGGTGGTGGTGCCTTTTCTGGAAAAGACCCAACAAAAGTCGACCGAAGTGCCGCCTACATGGCACGATGGTTAGCAAAGAATGTTGTAGCAGATAACATGGCAGATTGGTGTCAAATTCAATTGAGTTATGCTATCGGTGTTAAAGAGCCAACGAGTATCTATGTAGATAGTAATGGACACAATAGAACTATCCAAAAGTATATCGAAGAAAACATTGACCTAACACCAAAAGGAATCATTGATAGATTTGGTTTATTTGATTTTTATAAGTATAGTGAAAACTGTACATATGGACACTTTGGTAATAAAGATGTTCCATGGGAGAAAATAGGATGGTAAACTTCACAGTTCTATGGGAAGTTAACTACTACGATGCTGAAAAGAAATTCTTTGTACGTGAAGGAAACACTGCTGAAAGTTTAGATGATTTAATGGACGATTTGGGTGAGAATGCAGTCGACCATGAACCAGAAAATGAAACACCAGTTGGGCTAGGCGACTTTGACATTGAATGGATTAAAATTTTAGATGAAGAAGATAACGAAGTCTGGAGAGATAAAGACTACGACTTCACTGAATATGAAAGGGAAACAAATGAGCAGTAAGATGAAAACATTTACGTTTGAAACGTTAGATGGTACAGAAATAGAATCAAAAGAATACAAAGGACTAAAACAAGCATTGTTTGATATCCAATCAAAGATTAAAGATGTACTTGTTCGTGTTAAGTATAAGAACAAGAAAGGCAATATAATTGATAGATGGGCAAAAGTTCCTATTGGAAGAAAAAAGCGAGGATTTCAAATACCTAAACCTTATATGTCTAAAGCAATGATAAGAAAACAAAAAGAACAACCAAAGAAAGGAGTATATAGATGAGCAATCCACTAAATCCATCTAACTGGTTTGGCACACCAGAAGAAAAAGAAAGAGCAATTGCTAGACGAATTGTTGACGAAAAAGAACAAGCAATTGCACTTGAAAAGATTAACTTCAAGTATGGTCATATAGACCAACATGCACACGATAAAAACATGGCAACATTACAAGGCAAAGAATATGTCAGAGTTGTTGGTATGGAATTAGATAAAGATAAACCAGGACAAGGTTTCTTTGAATTAGATTTCAATGACCAGTTCGTAGAGTATCTAGCAGAAAACGGATATGAAGGTCTTGAACAAGACCAAATTGTTGACAACTGGTTTAATGATTTATGTAAGAATATTGTGCTGAATGATTTAGAAGATGCAGAAGGTGTCAGAAAAAGTGTAATGACGGATAGCAAAGATGGTCTAATCATTAGCAAGGTTAAAACAGATAAAAATACCTCTGAGTACTATTAATTTGACGTTTATCATTAATCGTGTTATAATGGTATTAACTTATTCATAAAATGGGGAACACATGACTACATTCATTCTAGTAGATTCGTTTAATATGTATCATAGAGCAAAACACGTTGCAATGCGTGGTGCTAGTATTGATATGAAAATTGGTATGGCATATCATATTATGCTTAGTAGTGTAAAACTATGTTATAACAAATTCAACGCAGACCATGCCGTGTTCTGTTTAGAAGGTCGTAGTTGGCGTAAAGACTTCTATGAACCATATAAGAAGAACAGACAAGTCGCCCGTATGGCTAAGAGTGTCAGAGAACAAGAAGAAGACCAAATCATGTATCAATCATATGATGATATGATTACATTCTTAGATGAAAAAACAAACGTAACACTATTACAAAATCCCGAAGCCGAAGCAGATGATATGATTGCACTATTCATCGAGGCACATCCAAATGACAATCACATTATTGTATCAAGTGATAGTGATTACTTTCAGTTAATTTCAGATAACGTAACAATGTATGACGGTGTACAAAATCGTATCATTACTAAAGATGGTTTCTTTAAAGATGATAAGAACATGACACCTATAAAAGAAAAGAAAACTGGTGAAGTTAAAGAAAAAGTAGACCCAGAGTGGGCATTGTTTGAGAAGTGTGTCCGTGGTGATACATCAGATAACATCTTTAGTGCATATCCTGGTTGTCGTAAGAAAGGCACAAAGAACAAAGTTGGTATGTTAGAAGCATATGCAGATAAAGAAAATGGTGGATTTAATTGGAATAATTTTATGCTACAGGTATGGACTGACCATAATGGTGTAGAGCATACAGTACGTGATGATTATGAACGCAACGTAAAACTAGTTGACTTAACTGCTCAACCTATAGATTTAAAAGTAAAGTTTGTAGAAACTATTGCAGAGAATAGTATTCCTAAGACTAATGCTGGTGTTGGTATGAACTTCTTAAAGTTCTGTGGCATACATGATTTACAAAATCTTGCTAAGTCACCAGATGAACTTGCATCAATCCTTAATCAGCCATATCCGGCACAATGAGAAAAAGAAAACCAACTTCATTGATTGAATCCTTATTAGTATTCGCAGTGATAACATTTGTTTATGGGTTGGTTATACTGTTTTGGAAGTAAATGAAAAATTATATTTTTGACGTGGATGGTACTCTTACTCCAAGTAGAGGTAAGATTGATGAAAAATTTCTAAAGTGGTTCTTAGAGTTTAACAAATGGAACAACGTATACTTAGTCACAGGAAGTGATAGATACAAAACCGAAGAACAGATTGGTGAAACTCTATACGCAAAAGTAAACGCAGTATATAATTCATCAGGCAATACTAAACATAAAAAAGGTGTATGTGTATTCAATACTAAAGATTTTGAGTTACCTGAGGTAGCACACAAGTTCTTAGTAAAGAAAATGATTAACAGTAAATGGGAACCAAAAACTGGATTACATTTTGACTCTAGACCAGGTTTATTAAACTTTAGTATACTTGGTAGAAATGCATCAAAGGCCCAAAGAAAGAAGTATGTTACATACGATACATCAACGAATGAAAGACAAACGATTTCTGATGAATTTAATAAGAAGTTCTCAGAAAAACTTAATATTGTATCGCAGATAGCAGGCGAAACTGGATTAGATATTATAGAAATAGGTAAAGACAAAGCACAGATACTTAAAGATTTCACATTCCAAGATGAACTGATATTCTTCGGTGACAATATACAACCTGGTGGCAATGATTATGGAATTGCACAAGTAATTGAATATGGTCCCTATGACCGTACTGAGGTTCATCATGTAAAGAATTGGAAAGAAACATGGAAGATACTAAAAAGATTTAAATGATAAAGAAATTAATATCAGCAGGATGTAGTTTTAGTGAAACCCTAAGTGGCAATCTTGAAACTTGGCCTTTACACTTAGCAAAAAATCTACCAGAATACGAACTAATACCAAAAGGCATGTCGAGCCAAGGTAATGGTTTAATTGCAAGAAGTGTTATTTGGGAAGTTAGTAATCAACTTAGCCTTGGAGTGCAACCAGAAAACATAATTGTAGGGGTAGAGTGGTCTCATCCGGATAGACATGAAGTTTATATTTACAATCCTTCTCAGAAGAATTGGAAAGAAAATGAAGATGGATGGATAGAAAATCCTACGCAATTCATAGATGGCTACAGAAATTGGGAAATACTAAATTCTCATTGGGAGTATGAAAAATCAAAATTATATTATAAGCATTTTCATAATACCCAAGGACAGTTAATACAAACATTAGAACATATATTAAGGGTACAACATTTGTTAGAAAAATATAAAATTAAATATTTTATGACAACTATGCAATCAATGTTTTCACTTGAAACTGAATCAAAAGAGACACAACATTTAATTGATTTAATTGACCATGATGTGTTCTTACCTGTTAAGGGAATGTATGAATGGGCAAAAGAGCATAATGTAACTACTGGAATACCACTATGTCCCGATGGTTTTCATCCGTCAGGACATCAACATATAATTTTCACCGATAAAATTATTATGCCATTCTTAAAGGATAGATATGATATACACTAAAGAAATAGTTAAAGATAAGTTTTGGATTTTAGAAAACTCAGGTATTAAAATAGGAACAATACGGTTCTGTTCATCTGATGATTTTGTAGTCAATGTAAAGAATACAGACATATCTTCTGGAATCAATAATGAACACGTTACACATTCAGAACTCATACAATGTTTTGGTGAGAAGATACTAGAAGCAAAAGAAAGTCCTATAGTTGAATCAAATCCGTTATCTGAAAGAAAAGCCTTGAAGACTTCATTAGGAATTGTAGAAGACTATCCTTCTAAACATGTACCATATAACACAGAAACAATAGAGTTAAAAGGAAAACAAATTCCAACCTATACTAAAACAGAAACAAGTAAAGTACGATATGCCGCTGGTTATTATGGAGTAAGATTTGCAGTTGACTGGCGATGGTTTTATGGTGGAAAACTTGATACACTAAATACTTACGAGTTTATAGGACCATTCAAAACTAAATCTGAAATGCAAAACGAAACAAAATTAGCGATTAAACGAGATGGATTATAAAAATTTAAAAGATTTTCTAGCGGCAATCAAACGAGCAAATCTTAGAGGTGACCACAAGGTAACACTTCCTATGGATGAAGCAGTTAATATACAAAATGACATTGCTATGCTACTGTTAGAACTAAAAAAACGTAATACCAACGTTGGAACCACTTTGGATGGTGGTGGTTTCAATGAGGAATAACCATTATATACGTCTATTATTCTGATAATTAGATAAATAAGAGTAGAACCATTAATAAGGATACTCTTATGGCAAGACCTAAACCTACAATAATCTTGGAACATACGGACAATCAAACATACCGTAGTGAACAAGTACTCAAAGCAACGGCAGTATATTCCGTATTTTATAAAGGAGTTGCGATAAATCTTCGTAGCCTTAACTCGTTGGTAAACTTTCCTGGTCCAAAATACAAGAAAGTATCTTTTAGTAATCCTGGACACGCAATCAACCTAGCACAACGTTTGAATAAGTTATTTAGATGTGACGATTTCGAAGTATACGTCTTAACTAAAGGTGACAAATTAGAGTTGTAAAGTGAAAAAGATTGAGTTAATAAATTATATTAACAAACACACAACTGGAAAAATCGCAGGTAGAAAAGAACTTACTCAAAGTGATATCTTTATAAGTACTCTATCTAACCAATTTAGAGTGTCTGCACTCGGTCGAGATATCCTCAAAAAACATTTCAAAACATATAATATAGAGATAAAATCAGAAATTGCTACTGGCACAGGTAATCAAATACTTGCACTTGATAAGTATCTCAAAACTCCCTATTATCTAAGAAAGTCTAAATTAGTTCTATTTGAAGAGGTCGCCGCGGCAGAATTGCTAATGATTGATGGTGATATCGATTTATGGGTAGAAAATAAGACTTTTTTTAATACCCCAAAAACTTGACAGATACCGCTTTTATGCTATAATACTAGTATAGTTTAATAAAAGAGAGGTTAAATATGTCAATAAAAGATTACGCATTAAAATTCGATAAATTCATAAAAGCATTCAATAAAGCAGTAGACGATTCTGATAATAGGTTATCAGATGGTAAAGTTAACTGGAACTTTGTTGATGCCGACCTATGTCTTGATGGTTGGGATGTTCTTTTTGGTGATAAATTCTACCAAATCTTTGACGAGATGGCAGAAGATTACATTCTGAATGATGCTGGTGAGAAGTTAGAGGTATTAAAACGTGAGTATTTGGGTCAATAAGTGAAAAACTTGACAAATCCAGAATCAGTGTTACAATAATAGTATATTAAATAGAGAGGTTATGTTATGAAAAATAAAGTATCAACAAACGATTTAGATGTAAGAGTTGTCAGACCTAGTGATATTAGGGCTGAACTTAATTATGCATTTAATAGAAAACGACCTGTATTCATTTGGGGTCCTCCTGGTGTTGGTAAATCAGAAATTGTAGATAGTATTACACAAGAAAGGTCAGGTTTTATGATTGACCTTAGACTTGCTCTGATGGAACCAACTGACTTAAGAGGTATTCCATATTTCAATGATAAAAATGGTACAATGGAATGGGCTACCCCTTCGGATTTACCTAGTCAAGAATTAGCAGACCAATACGAGTCAGTTATCTTATTCCTTGATGAAATGAACCAAGCACCACAATCAGTTCAAGCCGCGGCTTATCAGTTAATTCTGAATAGACGATTGGGTTCTTATGTTTTACCAGACAATGTTTTAATCGTTGCGGCTGGTAATAGAGAGAGTGATAGAGGTGTTGCTTATAGGATGCCTTCACCACTTGCTAACAGATTTGTTCACTTAGAAATGGGTGTTGACTTTGAAGATTGGCAGACTTGGGCATTAGAGAATAAAATTCATTCTGATGTTGTAGGTTTCTTAACATCTAACAAGATGGATTTATTTAACTTTGACCCTAGAACGGCTTCAAGAGCCTTTGCTACTCCAAGAAGTTGGACTTTTGTTTCAGAAATGTTACCGAAAGAAGGCGAAGAAATTAGTGATAGTAGACTACACGACTTGATTGCTGGTACAGTTGGTGACGGAGTTGCTACTAAGTTTATGGCTCACAGAGCCATTTCTGGGAAGTTACCTGTTCCTTCTGATATCCTAGACGGTACAGTTACATCACTTTCTGCTGAGGCAAAAGAAATTTCAGCAATGTTTTCATTGACTACTTCACTATGTTATGAGTTGAAAGACTTTGTAGATAGAAATGGTAAAGATAAAATGGATGAGTTATACAAAATGGCTGATAACTTCTTCAACTTTATGATGGAAAACTTTGATACTGAAATGACAGTATTAGGTGGCAGAACTGCTCTTAAAGTTTACAAGTTACCTCTAGAACCTAGAAAAGTACCTTGTATTGAGAAGTTCTTCAAAAAACATGGTAAGTTAATTATCGAGGCACATAACGCCTAAAAGAATAGCCCACTAGGGGGCTGCCGGGATACGTAGGGTATCAGGTAATCCTAGACTACATAACCTAGAAGATGAAAGAGGGTTGTCTATTGACTTCCCTCTTTTTTTATGGTACAATAGTATTATGATATTTGAAACTATAAAGCATTCCGCTCGTGACCACGGGTCAAAAACCGCACTTATTTGTAAAGATAAGCAATATACCTATTCTGAACTCATAGAGAGTGTAGAGACACTGGCTGCCGTCTTATCAACTGCTATAAAACCTGGTGAAAAAATACTGTTTGCAAGTGAAAAAGAATATCACTATGTGAGAATGATACTTGCTTGTGATATCCTAGGTGTTACATTTATTCCAACTCATCCTAATTTACCAGAAGATTACTTATTTGATATTGTCGATGCTTGTAAACCTGACCATGTTATAATGAGTGAGCAAGATGCCTTAGAACTAAAACCACATAATAAAGGTCTAGTATATGTCAAGGAAGACAATGCTACCTATACTATTTTATTTACGAGTGGCACGAATGGTAGTCCATCTGCGGTCGTTCATTCAGCCGCTGGATGTATGCTAGGATGTCTACATAGTATTTCAATACACAAGTTAACATCTAATGATGTAATATTATCTCAACTTCCACCATCAACGATTGCTGGTATGTACTTGTATACTCTACCAGGATTAATAAAAGGTGCTACTATAATTATTGAACAGTTTGAACCTAGACGACATATAGAATTATGTAACAAATGGAAGCCTACTATCGGTACAATGGTACCAGCAATGTTACTTGCTTTGCAAAAAGTTCGTAAATGGAAAGATTATAGTATGTCTCATTACCGACAGTTGAGTATTGGCAGTACTGCAATCACTAATGAAGTGATAGATATATTATTTGATAAGGGAGTCCCACTTGTCAGACATCTTTATGGATGTACAGAAACACACGTACCTGCACTCACGTATCTTATTGAACCCGATACTGAACACAAATTGCAACTGGAAGTATCAGAATTTTATGAGCATAAGTTAGATAGATTTGGTGTATTGTGGTTGAAAGGACCAACAATAACAAAACGATACTTGAACAGTGAAGCAACGATTATTGATGCTGAGGGATATTGGTGTACTGGTGATATATTTGAGCGGAAACATAACGAGTTAGCATTTAAGACACGAGCGAAAGACTTGATTAAGGTGAACAGTTTTAATGTGTCTCCTGTAGCAGTGGAGAACGCCATCCTTACATATGAGGGAGTAGATGAAGTATGTGTTACCTACAGAGAACGAGGTCTAGGAGAGAAGGAACTAGTTGCCGTGATAAGAAGTGATGATACTGAATTGAATAAATACAAGATAACAGAACACATAAAGAAAAAGTTAATGCACTACGAACTACCTAAAGATGTCATAATTGTGACAGAAGGCTTGCCAAGAAATGCGATGGGCAAAATTAAACGACATATCGTAAAAGACATTTTACGAAAAGGGGAATTAAATGAAATCTAAAATAAAAAGTATCGTTGTTGTAGGCGGTGGAGTTGGTGGTTGGTTCTCAGCGGCCTGGATGGCAGTCAAACATCCTAATATCAAAGTAACTATCATTGAAAGTGATAAAATTCCACCTATTGGTGTAGGTGAAAGTACATTGCCTCAACTAGGTACAATGATGAAAGAGATTGGATTAGAAGAAAGAGATTGGATGACTCATACAAATTCTGTTTACAAACTAGGTAATAAATTTGTTGGTTGGAATATCGAAGGCAAACGTGACCACGCAACTAATCATTTTTGGTGTTCACGATGGGACGAACAATATTATGGTTTCTCTTACGCCCTACCTGAAAAGAATATTACATCAGGTCTATATCATCCATTAGAAAAGAAAGACTTATTCAGAAACTCTAAAGGACAACCTGGAGTTGATGATAAATGGAATGATTACTGGTTACAGTTATTACGTGATGGTCGCAAGAACCATTGGGAAATGGCACAAGATATGCAAGAGGCAACATATCTTATGGATTACAATAAGGCGCCGTATGATTGGGATGATAATTTATTAGTTGGTACATGGCAAGGTGTTACATACCACGTAGATGCAAATAGATTTCCAGAAATAATCAGAGACAAGGTTGCAATACCTCACGGTGTTACTCACTTACATGGTCATGTTACAGATATTAATAAAGATGATGATGGTTATATTACCTCAATTGTTACCGAAGAAGGTGAAGAAATTACAGGTGATTTATTCCTTGATTGTACTGGATTCTATAGAGTACTAACAAAAACAATGGATGTAGAATGGATACCGATGCCAGAGATAACAGCCACAGATATAGTTGTTGCACCAATAAAATATAAAAATGTACACCAAGAATTCCGTCCGTACACTATGAGTAACGCAATGGATGAGGGTTGGTTATTTGTTATACCATTATATAATAGAATGGGGTCTGGTTATATATTTGATAGTAGTGAGATATCTGTTGAAGATGCAATAAAGAAATATAAAAAGTATTGGGAAGGTTACGAATTTATCCAAGAGCCACAACACATGTCCTGGGAAGCAGGCAAATATAAAACTCAATGGAATAAAAATGTCGTGTCAATTGGTATGTCAGGTTCTATGATTGAACCGATGGAAGCAAATATTCTTGGCATTGCTCAAGCAGGATTTCAATTGTGTAGTTCATTAATTGCTCGTGCAGAAGAAAATGATGAAGTTATTGGCAGAGGGTCACTCCATGCATACAACAAGAATATAGATTGGTTGGTTGAAACTATTAAACGATTTATTTTATTTCATTATACATTATCAGAAAGAGAGGATACTCCATTCTGGAAGAAAAAGAAACAACTTGGTATTGACATGAAACATAAAGAAGCATGTTGGAGAGAATATAGAGTTCCTGGCAACAATGCTGAATCAGGAGTTCCAGATTTTATGTGGGCGATGATGGCGGTTGCTATGGGTAAGTTTGATGATGATATTAAATTGAATACAAAACCAGAACTAATGGAACAAGCAAATGAAAAGTTCTCTTGGCTTCGAACATCAGCAAAACGAAATGGTGTGAATGCACCTAATGCCTATGAGTGGCATAAGAAAGTACTCTTTGGTGATAAGTCACATGATGAAGTTCTTCAGGAGAATCTCAAAAAATATGCAAAAGCCAAAAAGGCAAAATGAATGTTTTAGAAACATGGATAGGTGCTGACAATTTAGAATTCAAGTTAGTTGAATATACTCCTAGTATTCTGAATGATGTTCTAGCATTTTGTGAAGCCTGTGAAACAGAAGGTATCGAAAACAACTCCAGCCTAAAAGCAATGAAGTTTGGCAAATGGGGTGAACTTGAACAATGGCATGTTGTATATCATGGTGATAAAATTATTGCTATGAGTGGCTCGCATTACTATCCGCATTTTCACAAAGATTGTTATCGAATAATGTATAGAATGGCTACATTGAAAGCATATCGTGGAATGGCAAGTGCAAAGATATCTCTTAGAAAAATGCAACACAACTTTTGCTTTAGAGCAATTATGCCAGCACAAGTTGACTGGGCAGTATCAAAAGGAGCAACTGAAATTATCGCAACTACCAATTCAGATGTCACAGAAGGCGAAACAATGAATAAAGTACATTCACATGGACGCAATCGTAGAGAAAATGGCAAGACTGGATGGATGACATTAATTCATAAAGATGCATCTGTTTATAATACAAAGCAAGATATCTTCCGAGTAAATGTTAGAGATTTTGTATCACTTGAAAAGATTAAATTTAAAAAATGACCGTATACATTAACGCAATCAGTGGATTAACTCCTTTTGGTAATTTAGACCAAACATGGAAAGGCATAACAGATAACAAAGTCTGTTATGGCGAACTAAGTAAATTTCCGTGGGATAGATATACTAGGTCTAAAGTTGCAGGCGAAGTGAAATTCAATGCCGAAGAGTATGATAGCATATCTGAAAGAGACCGCGAAAAGATGCCACAATATATGCAATGGGCATTAGCATCAGCACAGGAACTATTAGAGGGCAAAGAGTTAGACAAAGAAAGAACTGGTGTAATAGTTTCATCAGCACTAAGTATGTACCTTGAAACTATAAGGGCTAATGAGAAAGATACAGATAATACTTTCACTTTTACACCAAACATGATATCTAATAATATCAACATTCAATATGGATTTACTGGTCCGAGTACTATGACTTCTAGTGCTTGTTCTACAGGAATGTATAGTGTTATTATGGGATGTATGTTAATAGAAACTGGTCAAGCAGATAACATAATTGCAGGGTCTTTTGATGATTCTGTATCACCTGATTCCTATAAACAGTTCGGAAAACTTAGAGCATTATCTACAAAATACAACAATACTCCAGAAAAGGCATCTCGCCCTTGGGATACAAAACGTGATGGATTAGTACTTAGTGAGGGGGGAGCATTGTTCTTATTGTCTAATAAGAAGACACCAGAGACGTTAGCAGAGATATCTGGTTACTCCATGAACAATGATGCTTATCAAGTCGTGGCACCGCATCCAGAGGGGGTTATGATAGAGAAATGCATGAAAGATGCATTGAATGGGCGTATTCCAGACTTAATCAATGCCCATGCAACATCTACTCCTATGGGCGATTATATTGAAATAGACGCACTTAATCGTCTCGGACTACAAGATGTATGGGTAACTGCTAATAAGTCGCAAATTGGGCATCTCATGGGTGCTGCCGGGTCTATGGAGTTGGCTTTAAGTGTATTATCACTAAAACATGGGGTAATAACACCCTCATTGAATATAGATTACTTAGAAGATGGCTACAATATAAAGTATACTCCAACCACCAAGAATTATATGGTAGATTCAGTTCTATGTAATAGTTTTGGATTTGGTGGTGCAAACGCAAGTATTTTTCTGACAAAAACTTGACAGGAGTGACTTTCGTGTTATAATTATATCATAATTCAATAAAAGTAGCGGATATGATAGACACTTCACAAAAACACACATATATAGATTTTAATGACTCTAAAGTAGTCCTATACTTTAGTAAGTATAATTTTACTGATTCTGAAAAAACATTGAAAGATATGCAAGAGAAAGATTCTGTGCATTCTTTTACCAAAACTGAGATATTAAGTGCATCAATCGTTGCTAATAAATTCAATGATAAGTATGTGAAATCAAGAGGTCAATTTGAGATTGTAGATGGTGAATTTAAAAAGATTGCCTTCAGTAATAAAGAAATAATGATAGGGATTCTTACTAATTATCGTCATTTGATTACAAATAAAGATTATCAAAAAGCAAAAGAAGTTATGACATATCTTGAAGATGAATTTGCATATAAAATTCTTGCTGATAATTTAACTGAATTTGAAGATGGTATTGCTAAGTTCCTGGCAGAAGATAGTTCACTTAGCAGTCATGTAATGGGAATTGCCGCATATATTCCTACGTATTATGAAACCCACACAAAAAATGATGAACTTAAAGAAAGAAGTAATCAACCTGGACATCTAGCAAAGGTAGGCGAAAAGGTTGATACTGAAATTGAAATACTTTCATCAAAATATATAGCAACAACTCAATATGGTGGTGCTGGTTATATGGTTAATGCTATTACAACTGACAACCATAGACTATCTTTCTTCACTTCAAATGAAGATATTGCAAATAGTAGAAACAATATTAAAGTTTCTTGTAAAGTGAAAGCACTTGGAACTGCTTGGAAAGATGATTCCGTCAATGAAACTAAGGTAAATTATGTCAAATTTGCTTAAAACTTGACAAAATACATATCCGTGCTATAATATAAGTATATTAAATAATTAGAGAGGTAAAAATATGATAAAATTTAACGAAGTAACAAACATTGAACTAGGTGGCGTTGATATGAACGACTATCCAGATTTTTGTGATGCATATGTTGAGAGTGCAGAAAAGTTAGATGGTACACCACTAACTGATGTTGAACTAGAAGCATTTAGCGAACTAGACGAAACAGCATCTTATATTAATGAGAATGCATATGAAAGTTTATTTTAAGTAAAGGATAAAATATGTCAACAGTTACAAATGAACAAGAATTAGACAAAGCATTAGATGATGTTTTGGCGGCTAACGGTGTTGAGATAGATGATACTCTTCCTGCTCCAGTAGTATTTGATTATACTGACGAACAAGTTAAAGAGATGATTGTAAGTAGTCGAGTTAGACTTCTTATAAGACATCCATTTTTTGGCACACTTGCTACTAGACTTAAAATGGTCGAGGCAGAATGGTGTCCTACTGCCGCAACTGACGGCAGACATTTATATTATAATTCAGATTTTTTTAGAACTTTAACTCCAGAAGAAATTGATTTTGTTGTTGGTCACGAAGTTATGCATTGTGTTTATGAACATTGTGGTGAGTTTGGTAGATTGATGGACAAAAAAGAAGAAGACCGAGATATGAAACTTTGGAATATTGCGGCTGACTATAAAGTTAACCAAGCATTAGTGGAATCAAATGTTGGTGTTATGCCGAAACAAGCATTACATGATAGAAAATATTACAGAAGTTATACAGAAGAAATTTATGAACACCTAAAAGAAACTGGTGAGGGCGATGATAAACAAACATTAGACCAACACATGTTTGGTGATGGTGATGGAAAAGGTGAAGGTGACGGCAAAGACGACCCAACTGGAAGAAAATCACCTATTAAAGTTTCACCTCAAGAAGCCCAAGCAATCAAAGACCAGATGAAACAGGCAGTATTACAAGCGGCTCAATCAACTGATGCAGGAACTCTTCCTGGTGATATCAAAAGAATTATAAGTGGTATGACTAATCCTAAAATGGATTGGAGAGAACTTCTTAACATTTCAATTCAAAGTCTTTTGAAAAGTGATTTCACATTTATGAGACAATCTCGTAAATCACAATCAATGGGAGTTTATCTTCCTGGTTCGAAGAACGAAGATAAGATTGATGTTGCAATTGCCCTTGATGTTTCAGGTTCTATTTCATCTTCAATGATTGAAGAATTTCTTGGTGAAGTTCACGGAATTATGCAACAGTTTCAAGATTTTAAGATTAGAATTTGGACATTTGATACCGAAGTAAACAAAGAAGGTTATAAAGAGTTTGACCCATACAATGCTGATGAACTAAAAGAATATGAGATTGTCGGCGGTGGTGGTACTGACTTCGATTGTAACTATAACTTTATGAAGGAAAACGATATTACTCCTGATAAGTTTATTATGTTTACAGATGGTATGCCTTGGGATTCCTGGGGCGATGAAAGTTATTGTGATAGTTTATTTGTCATTCACGGTACTGACCAAATTGTTCCACCTTTCGGTGAACATGCATACTATAGCCAATCATAAGAGGATATATGAAAAAGTTTACAATATTAATGAGTGTGTTTTGTTTTACAATTATGGCAGGGTCTGTCTTCGCAACCTCAGAATATGGTCCAGAGTTTGACCTTTATCAATCTGGTTATACCGAAGATGGTTGGTGGTTTGCACCGTCTGGTATGACATATAAAAATATTGATGAACCTATAGACTACTCAATTTGTGTAGGATATAAAGTAAATGAATGGACTTTATGTAAAGAAATTCTCAAGTCACGAGGATATAGATTTCATAATACACTAAATGATATTGATGTATCAGAAACGTATGAAATTGATTTTAAACTAGCAAAGGGAGTATAGAAATGAATAAAGATAGATTTTTAAATTATATTGGTGTTCAGTTTCATTCGGACCCAAACATAAACCTACAGATGGTAGATGCAACTACTGGTGAAATTCTTGACCCAGAAATTAAATGTGGTATCACAGTAATCAACAAAGATAGTACAGATATTGGAAGAGTTGCAGAACTTGGTAGAACTAAAGCACCAATTGGCTGGCTAATACTCAAAGTTTACGAATCTAAAAATCGTAAACAACAAATGAGAGTTGAGAATGCCTTCAAAATTCTGTGTGATAACGTTAGGTGTAAAACAAAT